ATGGCTAGTAAATACAAAGCGCTTACAGACCGGCATCCTCTGCGACCAATAAAGACCGAAGAGGAACTCGATGGCGCCCTTGAAGTAGCTCGCGAACTTTACTTAAACCTCAGTTCGTTAAATGACGATGAAGAAGATTACCTTGATGTTCTCAGCACCTTAATCACACAATACGAAAAAGTGCACCACATTCGAGAAGCTAACTTCACGCCAATTGAGAACGTCAAATATCTTTTTGAAATTAACAATCTAAAGCAGTCAGACTTTGGAAAATTACTTAGCCTCCCATCGGGCCGAGCGAGTGAAATTTGGAATGGGCATAGGGATTTGACTAAAACTCATATCGCTATTTTGGCCGAACGTTTCTGCGTTAACGCCACACTATTTTTGCCAAAAGTTGTCGTTCCCATTCTGGCAACACAAAATTCAGATACAAAGATAACTAACAAGGTTTTGTCTAGAATCAAAAAAGCCCTTGAACCGCTAGAACCGGAACAAAGGCATATAGTGCTTGAAAGTCTTGGTCAGTACAAAGAAAGTCAGGACAAAAGCGAATAAAAAGATTTGGGCAGTACAGGATTCGAACCTGTGACCTCTTCCATGTCAAGATAAGCCGCAAAGCCTTGCCACGCAAGCGTTTTGGGCTTTTGCTATGCACAAAATCGCAAAAATACAATGTGCATTTGCACATTCAAAAAATCGAAAAGGCATCACAAGCTGTATATCCGTTATGAGGAAAACCCGATATGTTATTAGGCGAACTATATAAGCTCTATTGGTCCAAGCATGTTCTTATCAGACATAAGGACACTCGCAACTTTTCTTACTTCTGGAACTACCGAGGCAAACAGTGGGCCGACCACGAGGTCGAAACTCTGCAGTCTTGTGAAATTCAAGATTGGTTTGATGACATGGCAGTCACAAGCAAATCATCAGCCTGTAAATACGTGAACCTGCTTTCCTCCATGATTGCCTGGGGCATAAAGCGGGGCTACATAAAGTGCAAGAATCCATGCTCCGGTGTGGACAAAGTGAGGCTACGGCCAAGAGGGCGATTTCTTCAGCCCCACGAATATGAGCGGTTTAAAAAAGCGATGGCCGTGTGCCCGCGAGATGTGCAAGACATCTTCTGGTTGTCTTTGCTTACTGGCGCTCGACGGGGAAACATCCTCTCCATGGAGTGGGCTGAATTAAGCTCAGAGCTTCAAATGTGGACTTTGCCATCTTGGAAATACAAAAACGGAGATGAGCAAGTCTTGGCGCTAACACCGCCGGCCCTAGCAATTTTAGAGAGACGCCAAAAACAGGTTCAAGGCAAATATGTGTTCCCAGGTAGGTTTGGAGGAAATACGCATCGACAAGACGTTAAACGACAGTGGCGCAAACTGATGACCGCAGCAAAAATCGACGACTTCACATTCCACGATTTGCGTAAAACATTCGCTAGCTATATGGCGATTAACGGTACGAGCATCCCAATTATCGCGCAGGCCCTTGGTCATACCGACCATCGTTCTACGGCGATTTACGCCCGGTTAAATCTAGCCCCGGTACGAGCGGCTATCGAAGCGTCGCAAAACCGGTTCTTGAACATGTAGGCTTGCGCTAAGCGAACGTTAGCGTATATATTACCCCTTAAGCGAATCCAGAACCGTTTAAGGGGTTTTATACATGTCGACAACTTTGACCGCCGAACAACAACTAAAAGCAGCCGCAGCTAAAAGCGGTAAGAATGAGCCTCCTCACGTACTCGCAGTATTTGGGGGGCTTTACTACAAAGGCTCCAACGGCATGCTAGTCAAAGCCCCGTTTGAGCAAACCGTAAAAATTCCACTAGCTTGGGTGTACAAAGAAGGTTTAGACCCAATCTTCATTTTCGCCAACATGTTCGCTAAGCGGCTGTTGGGCGCTCTCGACCCGGAATATAGCAGTACTGCCACCATTTATCTCAAATCAAGCTCAGGTCTACCTGAGGATTTGAGCAGAGATAAAAAAGTCGAGTGGACAGCGGACTACCGAGAATTGGTGGCGCTGTCGAAAACAGTCGTCGGACAGTTTGCTTTGCAAAACGACGATGGCACATTCCAAAAAATGAACACCGTCACAATTCGAGCAGACTTGTTCGCTAATTCGGATTCGCTCAGAGAGGCAATTCAAGACTGCGTCAAAGATTGTAGAGCGTTTGATATACGTCAGACCAAGCTCGCAGCTAAGACTAACGATATTGAAGATATCGAATCGGAACTAAGGGCGCTTGGATACTAACGCCACCACACATGGCGCCATGAAGGCGGCTCAGGAAACTGGGCCGCCTCGCGCTAAGGCGCTCAAAGACCAAATCACGGACGACGACACGTCTAATGCCCTCAAAGTACTACGTGATTTGGTTGAAGACGACACCGCTCCACGCAACTTGCGCTTGGCTGCAGCTGACTCACTTCTCGATAGAAAGCACGGCAAAGCCAAGCAGATGATTGAGCAAGAAGTGAAAGTAGCCACTTTCCAAGATTTTATAAAACTTGCTCGAGAACGCGAACAAAAATATCAAGAGGCTATTCATAAAGACCGCGCGATAGTGGATGCAGAGATAGATGCCACAGACGTTGTAGTCATATCAGCCTCACCGACAATCGATTGGGGTGATTTGCTATGAGCGGCATAATCCTGACCCCCCAAGATTATGAGTTTACTCAGCGCCTACTGCACGACTATGACTTCTTTGCCCGGCACGTTCAGAGAGTTGAGTACAAAGACTTAACTGAAGCAGACCCCGTTTTCGCCGAGTGCGTCGACATCTTCAAAGACGATGATTCGATTGTAGGGCTAGTACCTCTAATTTTCCAACCGGGTCAGGCTAAGCTCCACGAGTTTGTTACTGACATGAAAAAGCGCCGGGGCATCGTTCGCGCTGCTTTGGTTAAGCCTCGACAAGTCGGATGGTCCACATACATTCAGAGTAGATTTCACTGGCTATCGACGATAACGCCAGGTTTCAAAACTCACACAGTAAGCCACAACGACGCATCAACAGCTAGGTTCTTAAGGCGACTTAGAAAGCTTTGCGCAGCTTCACCACAGATGGTGACTCAAGGCAGACAAGTTGAGAACAAGAAAGAAGTAATCTTCAACAATGGCGCGATATCGACAGTAGCGACCGCAGGCTCGCCGGACGCTATGCGCTCTGATAGTTCACACGGTTTGCACGGTTCGGAGCTCCCCTACTGGCCCGAACTAATTTTGGCTTTTGCAGCGCTGCTACCAGCGCTATCAACTGGTCGCGGGTCTGAAGGATTCCTAGAAAGTTCTTCGCGAGGTAAAGGCGACCCATGGCACAACTTCATCATGGAAGCTCAAGCCGGGCTCAACGAGTGGGAAGTATTCTTTGATGCTTGGTTTAACCACCCACGATACCGCACTCAGCCGCCACCCGGATGGCAACCAAGTGCAGAAGCACTAGAAGAACAACAGCGCCACGACTTAGACTTAGCACAATTGTTCTTCAGAGAAATGATGACTCGCAACTTGCGAGCAACTTGGCTATTCAAACAAGAATATCCAACTTCGATTGAAGAGTCGTTCCAGTCACCAGAAGATACGCTGTTAAATCCAGACGCTGTCTATAAAGCGCAGAGCAACGATTATAAAATTTCATACGACCCGAACGCACCACTAATCATGGGTGTCGACCCCGCGAGAACAGGTGACCGCACAGTTATCGTGTTCCGCCAGGGTAATGTGTTTCGCAAAGTTTTGACTTGGCCGAAGATGGAAGATATGAGACTAGTTGGCATTCTTGCCGAGTATCTCAAGAAAGGATTTGAAGGAACACCAGTAGCGAAATGCTTTATTGACTATGCAATCGGCGAAGGCGTGGCTAGCCGTTTGCGCCAATTAGATTTTGGTCGCCAGGTTCAAACAGTTCACTTTGGTGATACCAACACTCGCGAAGAGCGCTTTTTAAATAAGCGTATCGAGATGTACATGGACATGAACGAGTGGTTTGGTGATACCGGCGAACACGTCTCAATTCCCAACGGCAAAGACCGATTAGGCGATGCCATCGTTTCTGACCTTCTAGCAATTCCTGGGTTTGTTCAACAGGTCGGTTCTGAAAAACTCAAATTAGTACCCAAAGAGGATATTAAGAAGAAACTTGGTCGCTCGCCGGATATTGCCGACGCCATGGCGCTGACCTTCGCTTTCCCTGTAGCCCACGAACGTGAGGCTGAACTTCAAAGATTCATGAGAGAGAACCTGTCACACCTGCCAGCTAACGAGTTGGCGACCATTGTTAGTGACTTCAGTAAGTAGGTTTGATAATATAAGCGTAGCTAAGCGGAGATTAAGCGTATGGGCATGGGCGGTTCAAAAAAGCTAGAAGCTCAAATGAAGCAGCAAGAACAGCAGTTTCAGATAGCACAATCAAATTTAGCGGCACAACAAGCGCAGCAAGCAATGCTGCAAGCGCAGGCTGATGCGGATGCTAGGGCGCAAATTGCTAACCAATTGGCAGAGGCTAATGGTCAGACACCAGCGGCCCAGAAAGCTGCACAGCTGACTGTCATGGACTTTATTAAAACGAGTTCGCAAGGCTTGGGCAACGATGCCAAAACGGGCTCACTATCACTACTGGGTAACGGTTGGTAATGAACAGTACAGCCGAAACCGAGTTAGGCCAAGAGCTAAAAGAGCGATACTCAAAGCTGCTTGCTAGACGCGCTGTCTGGGAAAACGTCTATAGCATGGCCACCAAATATATATGGCTACGCGATGCAATGTTCTCGAATACTGCAATACCAGGCATGTCACCAAAACTTTCAGTTGCTGATGTAGCTGATGACGTGGTGTCTGACATGGCTAAGACATCCGCCAATGCTTTAGGCGGAGCACTTTGGCCAAACGTCGCAGAATCTTTTGAGCTTAAGTTCAAACAAAATTTCGTACATGACTCTGATAGTTCGTTCGTCTACCAGACTGATGAAATCAAACATTACGAACAAGAAGTCAATGCAAGAATGCACAACGCATTCGACCACCCGAAAGCACAGCACCAAGTCTCTACCAACGAACACTTTGACGTTCAGGTGGTGCTTGGTACTGGTGGCATGATTGGTGAAGAAACGCCAGACGATTACAATCCATTCCGATTCCGCTCAGTGTCGATTGAAAGCTGCGTAATTGATGAAGGCGCAGACGGCATGATTGACACCGTGTTCATTGAAGTGGCGATGACCATTCGCCAAGTCATTCAGAAATACACAATTGAGCGAGTCTCAGAGACGATTCGCGACAAAGCTAAGGATAAGAAATCAGACGAGTACGTCAAAATTATTCAAGCGATTTATCCGCGCGAAGGCGGTAAAACTGGTGGGGCAAATATCGACAAGCCCTGGGCTTCTGTGCACATGGAAGTTGACACCGGCAAGATTCTGGTCAACTCGGGCATGGACGAAAACCCATGCTTTATAGGTCGCATAAGAAAGCTAACAGGCGAGATTCTGGGCCGCAGCTTAGCCTTCGACGCGCTACCTACACTTCGCGAAATGAATGTGCTGCGTAAGGGATACTCCGCAGCATTGGGCAAAATTCTCGACCCACCCATGGGCTACTTGCACGACATGATTGGTGGTGCGGGTAGTGTAAATCTGTCGATGGGCGCTCGCGTCCCAATGTACAACACTGGCAAGATTCCACAAGGCATGTCGCCTGTGATGAACCTATTGCCACTACAAGAGCCTCGCGTCGCGGTCGATAGACTTGAACAGTTGAAAGAGCAAGCCGGTACTAAGTTCTTGCTTGACCGCTTGCTAGATTTCAATAACAAAACTCGTATGACTTTAGGCGAAGCCGAGAAGCGCGAGGACTTCAGAAACCAAGCTCTTGGTAGCGTGTTTGCTAGACAGATTACAGAGGTGTTCTACCCTCAAGTTGTGTGGGCGTACAAGGTCATGGCTCGTCGCAGACTACTCGGTCTACACCCGGAGAAAGACCGCGCGGAAATCATGCTGCAGCAAGCCATTGGTATGAATCCGTTAGTGATACCAGAACCAATCGCGGCAATGATGGACCGCGGCGAATTGCCTTTTATAGTCAATTTTATATCGCCTGCGGCTCGTGCTATGCGTGCAGCAGCTATGCAAGGCATGCACCAATGGACTAATTTCTTACTGACCTGGGCGTCTGCAGGCGTACCTGAAATTCTAGACAACGCAGACCCGGACGAACTTGCCAGAGTCTACCAGTCTATGTGTGGTGCGCCACTGAATGTAGTGCGTTCACAAGAGCGCATTGATGTTATCCGACAAAGCCGCGACCAAGCGAGAATGGCTCAAGGTCAAGGCGTCGTGCAAGAGCAACAATCGGCAGTTCAGAAGAACTTGGCGAAAGCGGCCAAGGACTTCTCGCAAGCGGGCATTATGCCTGACTTTGGGGGTTAGGTGGCGAACGACGAATTTGATTTAGTTACGTGGGTAAACGGCGAAGTAGAAAAGGACGCTAAGCCGCCAGAGCCAACGCCTGAAGATAAGCTGAGACTGGCTTACCAAGATGTCACAGCCAAAGCACCAGGCATTGAAGTGCTGCGCCACATCTTTGCAATAACCGGGTTTCAAGACCGACTAGTTCGCACCAATTCAGAATCTGAAATAAATGTCAACGCCACCATATACAACTTGGCGCAGCGCGACTTGTGGTTACAAGTCAGGCAATACCTTTCCCCAACCCAGATAAGAGCAATCGAAAACCCAGAGGAATAGAAACATGTCACAAGAACAACTAGGTGTTATCGGCGGTGGCGAAGGCACTACGCCAGCATCTTCGTTTGAAACACCAGCACCCGCACCAGCTGCGGCGGCAGTATCGACACCAGATGCAGGCGTCAGCACGCCAGCTGCATTTAACTTCAACGAGTTTGTACCGCAAGAATACCGCGATAAGCCCTGGGTCAAAGACCTAGAACGGAGCGGTGACCAAGCGAAAGAAAACTTGTTCAAGCTGATTGAGAATCAGCAAACCATGCTAGGCAAGCGTACAGGTGCGGAGATTCCCACAGCGGAGTCGCCGGAAGAGGTAAAGCAAGCTTTTCGCAAAGCGATGGGCGTGCCCGAGAAAGCTGAAGAGTATCAGTACACGCCTATGGACCTGTCCAATGAAACGCCCGAGTTTCAAGAATTGGTTAAGAGCCTTGGCGAGGATACTACGACAGTAAACCGCATGAAGAGCAAAGCTCACGAACTAGGCATCCGACCAAGTGACTTTCAAGCTTTGGCCTCCGAGTTCGACCAGATTCGCTTGGAAGAGTTAAAGGGCGCTCAAGCTTTAGCTGAACAGAACAGACAAGTGTTCATCGAAAAACAAAACAAATCATTCTCAGATTTGTACGGCGATAAAGCTGACATAGTGAAAGCCACAGCCGTGGAAATGGCTAAAAAGATTCTGCCAGATAACGTAAAAGCCACTGGTGACGACACATTGGCATTGTTTGAAGTCCTGCGATTTGTGCATGAGAAATTCTACAAAGACGATGTGGTCATCCCACAGCAAGCATCATCTGCAACTGGTGGCGGAAGTCGCGCAGCAATACACGAACAGATTATGAAAGAGCGAGCTAAGCCTGAGTTCAGAGATCCTTGGCACCCCGACAATGAAGCTCAGCATAAGAAAGTAAATGAAATGTACGACCGCATGATGTCGCTGCCTATTTAGGAGCGGATGCCTCCGCTTAGCTTGACAGTTAAGCGGAGGTAAGCTAAAACTTCAAATGTGGGTAGCCCTAGGCAGGGTCCACAGTCAAAAAGAAACGTCCGGCAAATCCAGAGCCGGGGAGCGCGTCCCAGACCGACAGCCAGAGAAATACTGACCGTCTTTAAGGGAGCGCCAAATAATGGCTCAACTTCAGTCTACTGCCAATGATATTTTTGAAACTAAGTTTGCCGACTCGATTTACGAGTTAACCACGCAAACAGCTGCACGAACCAGGCCAGCGGCCGAGCTAGTACAGATGACCGCCGAATCTATGATGATTCCGCGAGCCGGTTCTGTTGAAGCTCAGGACATGTCTGATAAGTTCCCGGAAGCCGTACCACAAGACCTTGCCTGGGACAACCGCAGGCTGACCACCACACGTGTAGGCGTGGTGTTCTTCATGGACGAGTGGGACAAAATGCGCATGATGGGTGACCCTGAAAACGTCATGGCCCGTCGTGCTGCTCAAGCTCTTGAACGTAAGTTCGACCGCATTTTTATCGCGTCCCTAACAGCACCAGCATGGACTGGCAAACTCGGCAACATCGCCGTAACAGCTGCAGTCGACGGCGTTGTTAACGTAAACGCGCTAGGTGGCTTCACTTACGACACTTTGCTGCAAATCAACCAAAACTTCCAAGCTCAGGAAATCGGCAACGAATCCCCTGTGCGCAAATTCCTGTTCATCTCTGAACAAGAACAAGCCAAGTTGATGCGCGAAGGTATGTTGACTAGCCGCGACTTCACCGACCGCATGGTTGTTGACAAAGGCAAAATCACGCACGTTCTCGACTTCGAAGTTATTGTGTTCGGTTCTGGTATCAACTTCCCAATGCTGCCATTGAACCAAGCGCAGACTCAGAGAACTTGCTTCGCGATTGCTCAAGGTGGCGTTCGTATCGGCATTTCACGCAAGTGGACTCCGAAGAAATCCGACCGTAACGACCGCGTCGACACAGAGCAAATGATTGTCACCGGCATCTTGGGTGGTGCTCGTATCGAAGCTAACCGCGTTCAAACCATCACTACGACTGTCGGCCAATAAGCCTAAGTCTGAAATCACTCTTTTTGATTAGAAGGAAAAGCTAATGCCGATTAGAAACTACCAGGACGTTTACGTCCCACAAATTCAGCCTGCGGGCGCTAGTAGCCAAGGTCTCAATCAACGCACGTCGAAAGAAAGCAAAGGTATTCGTCTAGCCCACTTGCAGCAAACAGTCAGTCTTTTGAACAGCGACTTGATTGGCACCACTTTCTTGTTCTTCAAGCAAGTGCCCGCAGATGCGAAGTTCAAATTGAACGAGCTAGAAACTGACGCGTTTACCGGTGTAAACATTCACATTGGTCTGTACGACCCAGATACTAACTTGGTCGTAGGGCTAACCAACAGCTTGGGCAACGCAATCTCCCTCAACGCAGCTGCTAACAAGCAAACTCCGCTTGATGGTCTGAATGCCCTCACTCACGAAAACACCGATAAATGTCTTTATGAGCTTGCTGGCGAAACGCTATCAAAGCATAGAGCCGCTTATGACGTTGTTGGTTTGTTGAACGTTAACTCACCATCGAACGGCAAAATCACAGCCCGCGCTGAACTAGTTCCCGCAGGTTAATTCGCAACAGTCAGACTGAAACTTTACAGAGGTAAATCATGTATAGAATCCTAATGGCTGTGATGTTGGCGCTAGTGCTGGGTAATCCAGCACTAGCTCAATTGAGCTTGCCACAGAACTACCCGTATCAATTTCGCTCACCTGCGAAATTCACTCGCGGTTTGTCAATTTCAATCAGCCCTCAAGGCACAGCTTTGGCCAACGTCAATGGCGTGCTCTACAGGCTGGCTGCTCCCGCCACTTCAGCCACAGCTGGTGCGGTAGTATCAAGCTACACGCTCCCCGCTAACAGTCTGGTTCAGACGCCTAACGGCTTAAAAGTCAGAGTGCATGCGGTGTGCGCTGCGAATGCTAACGCTAAAAACGTCGTGTTCCAGTGGGGTGCTCAAAACATCACATTGCTGAACACCACAGCCAACGCCACTGATGTTTACGCCGACATCGAAGTTTATCGAACCGGTTTAAATACTCAGCGTGTGACGGTTGCCGGATACGCCAACGGTGCTTTGCTTTCTAACTTGAGTGTCAATGGCACACAAGCTGAAACAGCAAACATCGTAATGGGCGTATCATTGGGTACCGCTGTTGCTAACTCTGACGTCACTCTTGATGGTTATTCAATCATGGGTGAATCTGACTAATGGCAATGCCCGCCGTTACCGCTGATTTAATCAACCTTGCTTTGCTCAAGCTTAAGCAAGCGCCGATTACTTCAATTGAGGATACAAATAGCCCGGCAGCAATTGCCGGGCTATTGTGCTTCGACTTGGCAAGGCAATCATTACTTAGAAACTACAATTTCAATTTTTCAAGAAAGCGCGGCTATGCGCTTTTGGTGCCAGATGTGACACCAGCATTTGATTACGAATATTACTACAGTTGGCCTGCTGACTGCCTTAAGGTCGCTCGCGTAGGATTGCGCGGAGAAGCGCCAAGGCCGTTCGATATCGAAGGCCGACAAATTCTAGTTAACCCGACTCGGTATGCCACCACGTCCGGCGGCGAACCTGAACTCAAACTCCCAATTCAATACATGCGTGACGTGACCAACCCGACTGAATGGGACCCACTATTCACCGACTGTTTCGTGCTTGAAATGGCTGTCAGGCTGTGCCCACCAATTGTTGGTGATAAAGCTAGAGAAGAGGAGCTTAAGAAAGAGCAACTCATGAAACTGCGCGAAGCGGTTTCTATAAACTCTCAAGAGCGTCCACTAGAGATTACAGATATCGACCCCATAACCGAAGCTCGTTGGGATGGCTTCTCGGGCCGAGATATGAAAATCGACAAGTCGTATTTCGATGGGTAGTGTCGTCAACACTACGCTGAATAACTGGATTGGTGGCGAGCTATCTCCCAGCATGGGCGCTCGCTTTGAGCTAGACGTACACAAGAAAAGTTTCGCTTGGGCACAAAACTGTTTGCACTTGCCACAAGGCCCGTCATCGTATCGGCCAGGCTCACGCAACGTCGGATTGACTAAGAACAATGTCACAGGCGTGTTCGTGCCGTTTCAGTTCAGTGCGAATGATGGCATTCAAATTCTGGCTACTGACAAAGAATTTCGCTTCTATCGGAATGATGAAGTAATCCTGAACACTGCAGTAAACATCACGGCGATTACCAAAGCCAACCCGGCAGTGGTAACAGCCAACGCACACGGATTCGCGAACGGCCAAGAAGTTTTTATCGATAGCGTAGTCGGCATGAACCAGGTCAACCGTGGGTTCTTCAAAGTGCTTGTGATTAATGCCAACCAGTTCTCGCTACAAGACCCGTTCGGAGCCGCAGTCAACTCGACTGCTTTCGACACTTATACAAGTGGTGGCACAGTCGCTTCAATCTTCAGCCTTGCGACCCCATACTTTGAAGCTGACTTAAAATATCTCCGATATGCACAAGTCGGCGACATCATGTATTTGGTGTGCAAGAACGACGCCACAGGCGTTGCCTACGAACCAAGAAAATTAATTCGAAGTGGGTTCACCAGCTGGACGATCGACACCTACGTGCGCACAAACGAACAGTGGGTGCCCACGGTCAGCCAGTCACCATCGGCGGTTACTCAAGCTAACCCAGCAGTAGCCACAGTACCATCGACCACGGGCATGGTGGCTGGGCAAATCATCTATGCGTCAGGCCACACTGGCATGACTCAACTAAATGGCAACTTTTACAAAGTTCTAGCCGTAGTCAACTCAACGACATTTTCTTTGGCAAACCTAGACGGTACGCCGCTAAACTCAACAGGCTTCTCGGCGTTTACGGCGGCAGGCAAGTTTGAGTCAGTCGAATCTTGGCCGGGTGGCGTAGCGTTCACTGGTGACGGACGTTTAGCATTTTCAAGTAGTTTTAAAATCACTCAAGGTTGGTGGGCTTCAAGACTGCCCGACAAATCAGCAACTAGATATGATGATTTTACTACTGGCGGTACTTCCGATTTTGCTGCGGTATTCGCATTCGCACCGGTCAACGGCCAGATTGATAACATCCAAGAAATGATTCAATTCGCCGGCAACTTTGCTCTACTTGGAGCCAGTTCGGTGATGCAAATCTATGGAGCGCAGCCGGGGCAACCAGCCAACCCAACTGCAATCAACTCAAAGGCAACTATCCAAGGTGCGGCACATGTGCGCCCTCTGGTCATAAATCAAGACTTAATCTTCGTAGATGTGAACATGCGCTCCCTGCGCGGACTTCAGTACAATTTGGCATACGACAATTACACATCACGAGATTACAATCTTGGCGCTGACCACTTGGGCGACGAGGCTCAGTTCAGCAAGCTTGCTTATGTCAAGCAACCTCGCGGCGAATTTATCTGGGTTCTTCGCAGCGATGGTACGCTACTCAGCCTCACTTTCAATAATCTTGAAAACATCGCTGCGTGGTCGCGCCACTATTTAGGCAGTGATGGTAAGGTTCTCGACATAGGGTGCATCCGTCGCTCAGGCGGATACGATGAGCTTTGGTTGCTCGTCGAGCGCACCATGAATGGTAAAACGTATCGCTCTATTGAAGTCATGTCGCAATGGGCGAGCATTCCGCTTAAGCGTAAGTTCTACACGAATGACCGAACATCTGACCGCAGACGTTGGGCGGCGGCTACGTATGAGGCGATGAAAAATGCTGTGTACCTCGATTGCACGCTTTCGTATGATGGTCGCGCGCGTGGTGCTGCGGCAAACGCGACGCTTACCATGTCGAGCACCACCGGCGCTACAACCATAAATTCTAGCGCTGCAGTATTTCAGGCGAGTGATGTAGGTTCGCAGATTTGGAAAAACTACGACACTCGCGGTAACGGTGGCGGCCAGGCGACCATTACACAGTACGTTTCGCCTACGCAGGTACTCGCTAACGTTGAGGCGCCTTTCGATTCAACTGAGGTCATTCCAGCGCTGTCCTGGGCGTTTGCAGTGAACCGAGTCAACAACTTGAGACTTTACGAAGGCATAGCGCTAGGCGTTCAGACAGATGGTGGGGGCCACCCGCCAAGAGCCGTAACTAGCGGCTTAATAGAATTGCAGTGGTTTGCATCAGCTGTCAATGTGGGCTTTGGGTATGTGGGTCTCTGGATAACTCAAAACATTGAATTGCCCACGAAGACCGGCCCGTCCAATAGCAAGAATAGAGGCGTGCTTCAGATTCGCGCTAGGTTGCTAGACACGTGCGGCGGCTTTATGGGAACGGATGAATACAACTTGACTGAACTCGTTTTCAGAACAAGCAACCAGATACCTAATAGGGTTGTCGAGCCATTCAGTGGCGTTCGACGCGACCCAATTCAAGATGCTTGGAACGACAGTGAAAAGTACGCTGTCTACAAACACATCGACCCATCACCTTGCACAATTGCAGCTTTAGACCTTAAGGTCGAAATCAATGAAGAATAGCAATAGTAAATATGTTTGGCGAGAATATCAGGATGCAGACTTAGACGCTATCGAGCTACAAGAAGATGAGCGCGAGCATATACTAATGGCTCGTGACACATTCTCAATGATGTCGAGGATGAATAACAATGACACCATATTTTTGGGCACCGCCTACTACGGCGATGTTCTACTGGCAATTGGTGGGTGGTTAGAGATTGAACCAGGTTTGGCTGAAGGATTCATCATCCCTAGCAGACCTGCACTAGAGCACAAATTTGTGTTGGTTCGCACGTTCTTAGTGTGGTTGAGACAACTGCAAAAGCTAACTTGGCCTAAGCGGATTCAGTCTCACTCACTACCAATTATGCGGATTGACCGTTGGATGGTCGCACTAGGATTCGTTTACGAGGGAAGCGTTAAGCGGTACACTGAGTCAGAACAGGAATATAAGTTGTGGAGTCGAACTAAAACAAATGGGACTTGGGGGCATATTTAAAACTGAAAATCAGCTGACGAATTTTCAGAACAAAATGACTCTCATGGGCGGCCAAGCTCAATATAAGGCCGCCTTCGACGAAGCATCCCTACTTAACGAGCAAGGCGACTGGGCAGTCAAACAGTCGGAACTTGAAGCCGGATTTCAACAGCGGCAAGTAGACATTGCAGCTGGCAACCAACAACAAGCCTACGCGAATGCAGGTGTCATGAGCGGAATGGGTACGCCGCTTGCAGTAGTCGATGGAACGCGAAAGATTGGTGCACTGCAAGTAAACGCGATTCGCACCGCCGGAAAGAATCAGGCCCGGTTGTATCGAATGAAAGCAAACATGACTCAAGACCAAGGGCTCTCATCCCTGCTTAGCGCGCAAGGACAGACCACAATCAATAGTTTGCAAAATCAACTCACACAGCAACAACAAACTCAGCAAGCATTGTTTGGTTGGCTTGGTATGGGTGCGTCACTCGGCACAAGTCTATTGAGTAAAATCTAATGGCAGAAATCACACCTTATGCACCAGGGCCCGGCTCACTAGCCAATCAAGTTGTTGGCACGCCCGGCGTTAATCATCAAGCAGGCCAAGAATGGTTCAAGCTTGCAGATGCAGCCGGACAAGCTCGGGAAGGTGTCGCTAGAAATCAAATGTCAGCCGCCAATCAGATGTTCGGCATTCTTGATAGCGTCGCAGGTGCTATTGGTTCAGCGATTGGTCGCCACGCATTCGCCCAGCAAAAGACCAATAACATGCTGAACGTTAATGCTGTAAATGACAAGGTCTATCAATTCGAAGAGGCACTTATAGGTGCCGAGAATAAAAATCAACAGCTGTTTGCGAGTCAGCCTCAGAATGCGATGAAATCGCACAAGTCTCTGATTGAGCGCAATACTTTCAATTCAGACGGCTCAGCGTCATTCGCCGACGGTGATGGCAACCCTCTAGACATTGCAAGTGTCATGCGCTCTGCTCGCAATGATGACAGCCTTAAGAGCGACCCGAAAGCTCTCGCAAAATTAGAGAGCGACTTAACTGCAGCGGCGCACAGAAGCACCATGAAAATGGGCGAGTGGTCGTTCAAACAGCGACGCGAGATTACCGAAGCGAGTGACCAAAGAATCGTCGATAGCACTATCCGAAAGCTTAGTGTAGATAGTGGGCCGATTAATACGCGTTTGGAAAATTACCAAAATGCTATGGCTAATGCCGAGAATAAAATCGCTGGCAACATGGAAATCCTGGGGCAGCCTCATGTCGAGAAAAAATTAGCTGAACTGCGGAAAGAAGCAGGCTTCACCTACATCGATGCGGGTATTGCAAACCGTCCCGCAGAATCAGCCGCAGCGCTCTCGCATTTGGCCGAAGTGAAATCGCAACTGGCGAACGCTGACAAACTGGGTATCGAGATTGACGCCAAGTCAAAGATTACGCTGCAAGGGAAAATTGAGAGCGCTGAAAACTATCACATGAAAGAGTTGCAGAACGACGCTTTAAGTGACACCGTGCTTGATACCGCAGGAATCGCGACTCGCAAGGCTTATCTAGACACTAATAGCAAATCACCAGCTGCGCAAAATCAAGCAAAATTTTGGGCAAACGACCAAATTAAAGTAGCCACTAAAAGCATCAGTGATGTTCAAGCGAATCCTTCACTGGATACCAAAGCGAAAAATACTATCATTGGTCGCTACGCTCAGCAAATCAACATGCTTGGTGGCGTTATAGAACTCGCCGACCGCCACTTGAAAGGCCAAGAATCTACGGCCCGTCAAATTGAAAGTGATGCGCGCAGAGACGCAGCGGACGTAAGACGCGATGCCGCAGACGCTCGACGCATCGCTGGTGAAGAGCGCAGAGAGACGCGCGAAGAGGCGGCAGCAGCAAAGGCCGCGTTCAAAGAACAAGCTGAAAATACCAAGTCAAATTTGGTCACGCTTCAAGACGAGCTAAATCAATTGATGACTGACCCCGTCGGCAACCGTCAAGCCATCATTGAGAAGGGTGGCGAACTTTCTGCGGCAACAGACATCGCACGAAATGCAAATCACATCACTGCTACACAAGCGTCTAAAACTTTGAAAGGCGCCGTTAATGTAGTAAACACTGCAGCGCAATACAAAGAGAAACCAGGTTTCCTTTGGATGCCTTCGACCGTAGAGCGAATCAAACCCGACAGCGCCAAGCAGGACGATTTAAAAACATTGCAAAAGCGACAGTCAGATTATGTCGGCCAGATGGAAAAAATTAGACAGCAACAATTCCAAGAACAGCAAGACACCAACATCAATCAAATGGTACGCGGAATGAGCCCAGCACAGTTAAAAGAGTTTGATACCAAATGGCCTTTAATGCAAGCTGAGCTTAACAAAATGAACGCATCGCAAGCGGTCATCAACCAAAAGAAAAACCTATTCATATCGCGAGTATTCGAGCGGATTCCGCACAAGTCGCCCGCGCAAGTTCCTGGCGGTCCTAAACCCCCGAGCGGAAAAGACATGGTTAATGGCGCTGCGCAAAAACAGACGCAAGGTCTCAACCAAACTGGCGGCATGAAGTCTCCGCCAAGCGTTAAAGATGTGCCAATGTCGAGTTTTGAGCAATGGCAAAAATTACGTGAGGGCGCTCAATAGTGGCAGACGCAACACTAGAAGGCTACGCCGATTTGCTCGACAACACTGACGAAAAAGTCAGCAACGGAAGCGCGCCCAAAATTGCCACCGTGTTCGAACCCAACCCAGAGTTAGACGGCTACAACGATATTTTGCAAGCACCCATGGTGCAAAATGAATCTGCTTCAAAGCGTTCTCGCGAACCAGTGCCGGGCTGGCAGTCAGGCTTTAAGGCTTTTACTGACCGATTAACTATTGGTGGCGCATCTGCAAACAAAGCCTCAGCCGGTTGGATGCTGGCAGCTGGCGGCGACATGAAAGAAGCCCAAGACATGGTTAACACTCAGGCGGTTCTGGAAGCTCAAGAAGATACTGAGGATTACATCAATACCCACGCGCACCAACAGTTGTTTAGGCTTCGCGACTTACCCGGTTGGAACCAAAAAGACAACTCAGGGATGCACATGTCAGATTTGCCCGGTTGGCTTATTGAGTCAATACCGAGCTTAGGCCAAGCCGGTGCAGGTATGTTTTACGGTGGCCTAGCGGGTTCAGTCTTTGGAGTTGGCGGCATCGCTGTCGGTGCTTTTATTGGTGGGGCCGCAGCCACAGGCATGACAATTTTTGGTAGTCACGTCTACGACCAAATGCAACGAGGCGTCCCAAAAGATGCGGCGATACTAGGTGGGGCGTTGTCTGGAACTATTGGCGGCGTAGCCTCAACAATTGGTTTTGGTGTATTAGGTAAGTCAATTCCATCAGTTTCGAGAGCGATGCTAAACTCGCCAACCTTCCGAGAAGCGTCAGCCAAAGTTTTCGGCATCATGGGCAAGTCACTCGCGCTCGACCTGGGAGCAAATGAAACCCAAGCGCTGCTCGAGACGTCAACCAAATATCTCGAGACTTTGGTTACCCACCCTACGAATCCTTACACGATGCAAGACGCCTTGAGCGAGTTCACGATGGCGTCAATTCAAGGTGCCGTACTCGCTGGAACACTGAGCACAGCGGGCACCACTGCGGGCGTTACCGCTGGCATGAAAGCGCGTACAATGCAAATGCACATCGAATCGAAGATGCACGAGTTCACAGCGCAGCAAGCGGCCAAAGAAGCGGCTGACAACGAAAAAGATATTTCGCGCAAACTAGAAGTGAGCGGCAAGCTCGCCGGACAAGTTGAGCAAGACCAGGCCGCATCTAAGAAAAAATTTGCCAAGTTTCTAAACGCTGATGGTGCAGGTGATGTACCTGCAGCAAAAGCTGCGTATGAGCAAGCTAGAGAAGATTACAAGAACGCACCGGAAGCTGACAAGGCGAACGCTAAGTTGGATATGGACCAAGCCAAAGCCGAGCTAGAAGCAACTCGGTTTAGCGTCCGTTCGAAGGCCATCGACGAGGTGCTAACTGAGCCGGATTTGAAAGGTCGGCTAGCAGACCAAGCCAAATATACTAAAGGCGAAATTGAGAAATTTGATTCTTTCATAGCCGATATGGAGTCTCGCGGAGTGGGGCCGGACCATGCTGCGATGAAATACTACGAGGGTCAGAAAAGCGAAGCTGAAGCGCAAATGCGCATGATTAAGCAGCTGCAAGGATTGGCGAGTGAAGACATCGCTCGCGATAAATTGAAAGCGATGAAAGCCGCTCTAGAAGCCAATGTCGAAAAAACTGTGAAAGACGCAGTTCAATTGCAGCTCAAAAAGAGATTGCGAGACAGAGCGAAAGATATCGACGCATTGCGCGGCGAGATTCGCGCAGATAAAGCTGAGGCAAGTTTAGAAGGCGCTGCGGCTAAAACGGCTAAGCGCCGTGACAAACTGGCCGACTTGCGTGATGAACAGCAGATTGATACTGAACTTCAAGGACTCATCGAAGATGGCGGGCTCACTGGTATGGAAGCTCGCGAGCTTGCCCCCAAAGTCAAGACATCTAGAATGCTTCAACTTGCCGAAATGGCAAAGAACAAAGTCGACCAGGCGGCTACGCTGTCGGCAGGCGCTAAGAAAAAAGCTATCAAAGCCGCTCGTAAACTGGCGATTAGTTTAATCGACGCCTCGCGACTGCCCGCAGCAGATAAGACCAAACTAAAATCAAAACTCGGCACCGACGACTTGACCGACCTAGCAGGCACCATCGACAAGTTGTACCAAGACATAGACAAAATTTTCGGTAAACGCAGATTTGAAGCTGCGCTGAAAGACCTGAAAAACCAGATTGAATCACTCGACTTCGACCCGACAAAGCCTTCGCAATACCCTGAAGTAGAGCCGCTTTTAATACTGTTCAAAGGGTTCTATAAAGACCACGAACTAGTAGCTAAATTCTTGGCGGAAATCGACCAGACAAAAGAGCCTGACATCATGGACATGGCTAAACTTGAATTGGTCGCGCTCTTCGATAAGCCAGTCAAAGAGATGTCTTTGGCCGAAGTTCAAAAGCTGCATGACACCTTAGTCGAATTAAAAACCACAGGCACGGCCAAAGCGCTTGCAAACTATACTAAGCGCAAAGAGCGCCAAGCAGCGAAAATAAAAACGTTTGCGGCTCGCATTGCGCCAAACGCAAAGAACAAATCTAGATTGACCGACGCAACTGTCAACAACATTCGCAGACTGTTTGACGATTCTGTTAATGCACAGATGTCATCATGGCGCGGCTTGATGATGCTTACTTCTCAGTGGGGCCAGTTCGGTGACATGGTTGACGTGTTCGATGTGAAATCGGCGCATTCAACTTTCCAAGAAATGCGCTTGCAGTGGGAGCACAGGCTGAAAGAGCTTACCAAAGGTGATATGACCGACAAAGAGTGGGCTCGCTACCAAAGGTCGGGCGAGCGTCGCGCACCAGTTCTCGAATATGAAATCGATATCAAGGATGAACTAACCGGCGAAATAATCCGAGAAACACGTGAGCTTTCCCGACCTGACGGCAAAGGCCACACATACCAAGAATTGGTGCAGATTAGAAATCTATTGCTAGATAAAGATGGCGACGCTATAAGCCGTTTGAGCAAAGGCAACGAGTATTCCTATGCTAGTGATACTTTCGACGGCACCACGACCCTACAAGCGGTTGTAGACCACTTAGATGAAGCTCTACCAAATTGGCAGCAAGCCGCCGACGGTCTGCGCAAGTTCTATCGCGAGTTTGGTTCGGTAGTAAATGAAGCGACGGTGCGCCGCTTTGGTCGCGAGCTCGTGGAGAACAAAACTTATGGCGGTCAACTTCTCGGTTATACCGAGGTGGGAGGCCGTTTCAAAGAACAATTTAGAAGAGTGACAACTAAGCCGGGCTCACTTAATCAGCGTACTGGTGGCTCGGCACCAGTCAAAATCAAATCAGCAATGCGCAATGCAGTTGACCACATTGCGCAATACTCTCGCGATCTGGCATTCCACGAATTTGAGCAAGACGCGCAAGCAGTGTTCAGCGACGCAGCCGTGAAGAAAATGATTATTCACAACAATGGCGAAAACACCTACAAGGCTATCACTAAATTTATCGAAGATATCGTCTTGGGGTATCAGCGCAACTACTCTCAGGCCGACAATATATTTGCGATGATTCGCGAAAATATGTACACCAGGTTCTTAGGTCTACGACCTGAACAGTACATCAAACAAATGACCGGCGTAATTCAAGCCTTGCAATTCATCAGCCCAACCGAGCTAGTTGACGGCTGGCAGTACATGCTTGCGAACCCAGAGAAAGTCAAAGCTGACATGAAGGAAAGCGGCCTGTACAACGCTCGCGCAGAAATTCGCGACCCGGATTACAGGCCAGGCGGTCGAAGCTTCCTAAAGAACTTTAACAACTCAACCATGCTACCGGTGCAAGCTGGCGACCACGTAAGCGTAGCCGGGTCCGCGTACCCTGTGTATCTAAAAGTTCTACGCGAAACCGGCGACAAAGTAAAAGCTAAGAAAGCTTTTGAAATGGTGTTCGACACTACGCAGTCGTCGGGTTCGATTGACGAGTTACCGGGCTTATTCCGCGCACATTCACTATACAGATTCTTCACCACACTAAGCCAAGAACCAACTAGACAAGTCGAAGCAATTGCTAATGCTCGCCGCAAATACGCCAATAATCCGACCAAAGAAAATGGCACCAACTATCGCAACATCGTGGGCGTTACTTTTGCTGGTGCTGCGGCGTACAACTTGATGGGATGGCTCGTACTGTCACCATTCATGGGAGATGAAGAGCGCGGCAAAAAACTTGCAACCATCATCGCAGCTAGCCCGCTCGGCCCCTATGGCGGTGTTGCGTTCTTTGGTGGCTTGTTAACCTCGCTTGCGACTTCGACACTTGGTGTAGCAATCAACCCAGCGACCAAAGCTCACGAGCCCCACCTAATCCCAACCGACCCACTTACAGACTTGTTCAAGTTCGTCGAGTCTTGGTTGAAGGTTTCGCATGAAGGTTTGGACTACGACAACGGATGGAATGCCATCATAAAAACTTCAGATGCATTGGGCACCACTACTGGTATCCCGAGTTCGAATGTGCTTAAGTATGGGAAAGAGAAGAGGTAAGCGGACGTGAGCGTAGGTAACACTAATTTTCAAAACGTGTACACCACGACCGGCGCGGCGGGTCCGTGGTCTTTTAACTGGACTTACACAGAGGAAGCCCAAGTACAGGTCTATTTAGACAATGTGCTGCAATCTCCGGGCGCTTATACGGTTACCAAAGATTTGGTAAATCCGGGGGGTTACATCACTTTCCTAGCAGGCAGCATTCCAGTTGCGAGCCGAGCGCTACTCATTCAGCGATTCTCAGACACTCTACAAAAGGATATTCTCAACACTAACTATCAGTTGCCGCCCGCAACTATCGTCAGAATGGTTGATAAGCTCACAATTATTGCGCAACAGCTGTCTGCTCAAATTTTACGTTCACTCGCTTTGCCGCTCACTACGATTGGCGTATCTGCTGAGCTACCGCCACCAGTGGCGGGAGGCATCCCAGTGTGGAATGCTGCAGCTGATGCAATTACCTACATAGCCCCTACTCAACCCGGGTTGGCTCTGCTCGACCAGGGCGTCGGGAACGTGCCGGTGTACGGCCCAGTAACTTCTGCAGCTGGTGGAAACGTGCTTGGTGTAGGCGCATCTGTAGTCGGCAATCTAGCAGCTTTTGGCAACGCTGCATCAAGCATCGTTAGTGATAGTGGCGCTTCGGTTGCATCACTTCTCGATAGCATTGCCGCATCGGTGAATCCAGCAACCAATGGTTTCAGGCTATCACTATCAAGCACTGATTCTGTTCCATCAAACTTAACTAACCAATCGACAATCTATTCACTTCCTCACGCTGGTAACAAGATAGCTCTGTGGGATGCAGCCCTGTCTGCCATGGTTCTCAAAACTCGTGGTGCTATTTCTAAAGCAATACCTGGCGGCAACCTCTTCAGGATTGGCGCGGTTTATGAAATGCTCGTGGCCGGTGTTCCCACTTTGGATTTCGAGTGGTGGGATTCAGGCGGCCAATCAACCAAACCAATTACCTTGCTGACTATCGCGAGCCCCTGTGTGGTTACTTGTGTAGCTCATGGATGGTCTGTTGGCGACAAGATTGGCATATCTAAAGGCACCGGTACTGGTACTGCTTGGACAGACGCTAAGATGGGTCTTGATGGCAAAGAGTTTAGAATATCTGCAATTACAACCGACACTATAACGCTTGAACAGTGCAACACCACTGGTTTGGTAATCACCACGTACACTGGCGCCACTGCGTATAAAATCCCAGCATCACCCACTGTTGGCGTAACGAAGACTGAAGGCGTGTGGTTCAAAACTGGAGACAGAACCAGGCGATATGTAGGACTGTTTAAAACCAGTGTGCTTGGTACTGTAGATGATTCGCAAGGTGAGAGAAGAAACCTGAGTAACGTAGATAATCAAGTACCTTCTTTAAGCAAAGCAGTTGAATACACAGGGGCATGGGCCGCGCCTGGCGGGGGTGCTTTAGTGCCTCGGACATCATCATTCCAGTTAGGCTTCGCTAGAATTGAATTTTGCTTAGCGCTACCACAAGTAGTTCGGATAACAAATCAAGACGGCAGCGCGAGCGCACCGAATGGGTATGCGACCAGTTTAAATAGAATATCCAACGACGTAGCAGGTTCTTACACTACATGTATTGGGTTTGTTAATGGCGGTTATGGTAACGCTTATAGACAGAACCCAAGTAGCACAGAATCTGTGGCGATTGCAGCTGGCGCTCATTTCCTTCAACGCTTAGCGACTGCTAGCGGAGGAACTTACGACGGCGAATCGACCACAGGAAAC